TTCTTCGCGAAGGGCTCAATAACCGCTGATGCGATGTCAGAACCAATCTTTGTCATTATTTCTTTGGATGCAAGCCAGCTATTTGTAAATATTTCCACGATGGCCGATGTCAGCTTTACAGCACCTTCCGACTTTAATGCTTCCGCTACCGTTGCCATCAACTCGGCCGCGTCACCTGCAACATCAACTAGCTTTGTTGCACCTCTGAACCATCCCGCTATGCTTTCTTTTATAAAATCTGAGTTTCCCTCAAAATAGCGAGCTACAGCGCCTGTTATATTTTCTGCGATTGAAATGCCTATCGATGCAGCCGAACCAACAATCCTTCCTAGACTGAATGCCGTGTGTCTTGCAAATGTATCTGCTGCACTAATAACCTCTTTGCTCGTAAAAATGTCTATAATTGCTTGTTTGATATTCTCTATATTTGCATAAGTCTTTGCGAGGCTATTCCCATTCAATCCCACTTCAAATCCGTCTGCAAACGCATCTTTTATTCTGTTCAGATAGTCAAGGACCCTCTGCAGTCCCTTGCTATATTCTGACAATCCGTCGCCCTCGGCAAGTTTTCCCATGTCGACATCTGCACCTTGTGGATTTGTTCTGCCTCCTCCACCACTGCCTCCTGAACCACCCGATCCACCGCCACCACCTGAACTATCTGCAAGGTCGTCTAGCTTGTTGATTTTATCAAATCCCATGAGTGCTTTCATTTCTTTGGCCGCATTCTTTATTGAGGATCCTGCTCCATCTGCTGCTTTGCCAAGGCTATCTGCTCCACCTGCGGCGCTCTCAAGTCCACTGCTTGCGCTGTCCGCGTCTTTTGCTACTTGCCCTATTCCTGAACCCTTTGTTGATTTTTTCTTCGTAATAAGTTCCGTAAAGGCCTTAAATGCATTCCCAAGCGTCATCAGTTTGCTCAACAATACATTAATCCACCTCAAAATAGGAGAGAATATATTAATAAGACCCTGACCTACACTTGCCATGAATGATTCCATTTGAAGTTTTAATATTCTCACCTGGTTCGCCCATCCATCTGATGTTCGAGCAAAGTCTCCTGAAGCAAGCGACAACTGATCCATTACAAATCTATATCGCAATGCCACCTTCTCTTGCTCTGTCATAGCTGCAGTAGTCTTGCCAAATCCGTTGGCCATTGCGTATTGATCTAGAGCACTTTGGGTCATCACTACACCAAGTTCCTTTAGTGTTTCTGTTTCGCCAGTGAACACGGATTTGAGCTTTGTGAATGCTTCGTCCTGACTTATGTTGTAGAACGATGCCACATCGCCTGCAAGACCCGTTAAAGCAGTTGACATCTCGTATGCTTCCTTTTGCCCAAATCCGAATGCCTTGCTCATTGCTCCAAATGTACCGATGTACTTCTTCGCCATTGTTTCCGACAAGCCATACGATGTTGCAGCCTTCTGCGCGAAGTCATCTATTTGTTTTGACATCGCGGGAAATGCCACATCAACTACATTTTGTACTTCCGCTAAATCTGATCCAAGCTGTATTGCTTTCTTGTTAAAATCAATCAACTTTTTGACAGCAAAAGCACTCGCAATCAAAGTTCCCGCTTTCTTGGCAAGACCCGTCACTGACGACAAATCGCGTTCAAATCCTTTTTTGTCAAGTTTCAAACCTAACGCTATATCTCCGACCTTATGCATTAATCTGCTCTCCCTTCGCTTTTTACTTTGCCATCTCCACAAACGCGCTCTTTATAGTTTCAAGAACTGCCATTAGTTCGTCATCCGTCTTTGATTGAGCAATCCTGCTTCTCCACTCATTTCGTATTCTGTGCTGCCCTGGCGAAAAATGTTCGAGCATTTGAGGGTCTTCCTCCGCTCGTATTTGCACTATACGACCTAGTGGCGTTTCCGCCGACAATCCCACAAGTAGTGCTTTGAATTCAGGCCATTTCATTCTTTTGAATTCTGCGCTATATAGAGATAGTCCATACTGCGTTCGCATGGAGGAAATGATAAGGTCGAAGTCCTCTATTAAATCATAGTATGGATCGTCTACTCCCCCACTGTATCGTTTGCTCCCACCACACTATCCATTGCTGTTTCAATTAATGCTGTGAAATCTTTGAATTTGAGTTTTAGCTTATCGATTTTCTTTCTGTCTTCCAAGCTAAAAAGTAACTCGTACATTTCAGGAATTGACTCCTTTTCAGGTTTGCCTGATGCTTGCATGATTTTCAACACCGTGCTTGCATCTGCATTAACTTCTATCTCAACGCTTTTTATTTTGATTCTTGGATTTTCATCAAAGTTTAGTTTTTCCGTAATATCAATAATTTTAGCCATCGTATTCGTCCTCCTCGTCCTCTTCAACTATAATCGGCATCCCTGCTCTATTGTTCTCACTAGCAAGTTCATCGATTCGTTTTTCGCTCATATTTGATGTATCTACTACATCACCTGCCACATATTCGTGGCCCGTCTCTGCATCTATAAATGTAATCAATGCTGTATATCTCATTTTTACCTCGTTTCAAAAACGCATAAAAAAGAGGGCTTTCGCCCTCTTCAGTATTCCCCTGCTATACTGCAGGGACAACAATCGGTTTGCCATTTGACATTGCATCAAATGAAAGCGGTGCAACGCTTGTGCTGTCGCCTGCTCCGAATTCCTTGATATTGAGCACTGCTCCAAGGAATACCACTTTTGTGCCATCAGGGAATGTCCACTGAAAGTCTGCCTCTGCATCTCTTCCGCTCTTAAATGCAAGACCACCAACATAGTCGTTCCCTGCATCTCCAACATTTCTCTTGCCACTTACAGAGATAGTCACGCTCTTTGCTGTCATCAATCGCCTTGCCCATCCCTCTTGATCAAAAGGTTTCCATTCCTCGACACCATTATCAAACGACACGGAGAAACTTTCCATGTCTGCGATCTGTACAAATGTACCACCAGTCACACTCTTTCCATCTGTGCCTGCCTTTGCCGCTGCACCAGTGTTTACCTGGAATTGGTTCTCATATACTGGATATACTCCCGTTTTCTTTGCCATTACTCTTCCTCTCTTTCTTTGAGCTCGTAATATAAATTCATTTCTATGACACGCTCATAGATTCCGTTGTCATCTGTTCCAACATCAATCGGCTCGTTCTGTAGCAATTCAATCACATTGATTCTGTGCTTGCCAATCACTACCTCGCTTTTACTTTGCTCCATGATTTGATTGTACAAGTACATTGCTCTCTTCTCTGTCTCCACAGCGTTGTTGTTGTGGTGCAGTAGTATGCTGATTGATTTTACCTCAAAACTCGCATTTTCTCTGCCACCAATTGCTATGTTAGGAGTACGCTCGTCTTTGCGTTGATATACCCCTACTGAACTCTCCTTCTTGTTGTCGAGTTTTCCTACATAGTAGTTCTTAGCTGCATTGAATGTTTTGAGCCAATCTTTAATGTCTGCTAATCCTAGCATTTTTAAACCCCCGTTAATCTCTTATAAAACGATGCAAATGTCTTTGTTGCGAAGTTTTCCTTCGAGCCTCCTGGAAGCCAATCCCCATACCATTTGCCCTTTGCGTTTGGATTTTCGCTCTTGTCAAATTTGTATTCAGGATGATAATAAAGGCGTCTCGCATATACCGCGTTGTGAATAAAGTTAATCTCGCCTGCTTTTGCGGCCTCTCTATCAATCGAAAAGGATTCGTTCTGCAGGTTTCCTGATTGCCTTGGAACGACCTGCGCTTGCACAACTTCCGTGTGCAGTGCCTCTGCGGTCATTTCTAGTGCTTGTATTGATGCTTTATTCAGCTTTGCAATTGCGGGTCCCTCTATTCTCACTTTAGAATCTGCAACCATCATATGTTTACTCCAAATCTATCCTCGTGTAATTAACACTACCATCAGGGTTGCGTGCCTTCATGCCTGATGCTATGTTGCGCATCTCTCCATTTACTGTCGCTGTGCCACCAGTTATTACTGCAACTCCTGGAGCAATATCGCCTTGAAAATATGCCGAACCTGTGATTTGCACTATCTTCTTCTGTGCTGTTAGGATTTCCTTTGCCACATCTTGATAGTTGCACTTTAGATCTTTTGTGACGGCCATAATAGGCGCTCCCTCTTCAGTAAGTCCCTCTTCAGTAATTTCTAAATGAATAGGTGTTGTGCATACCTTCTTCATAACAAGGCATGGATATTTCATTTTAGATCACCTTCCTTGCTAGTCCCGTCTGTTTTATCAGACTATATATGTCGCGTGGTAATGCCACTCCATCTTGTACGATTACATTCCATGATGTGCCAAAAGACATCGACACCCCATTAATGCTGTACGATGCTAATACTGATTGTATTAAATCTTCGTTTTCGTACTCGAAATCTGCAAGCCTGCAAACTGCCCTTTTTATTTTTTCTTGCTGAAAAAGGGTCAGGCTATTAAAACCCAACCCTCTAATCCTATTAAATGTCAAAGAATCAATGTGCTCGCTTGCGCTTGTAATGAACCTTTGTACTTCCTCTGCAGGGAGTTTGCCGCTATATGTGTTGATATAATAGTCTTTATCAACATACATGCTATCACCCCCCTTATTTCTTCGAGGTGTTCTTTCCCTCTTCAGGTACCTCTGCAGTTCCCTCTTCTGAAGTTTCGATTGCTTTCCTTAGCTCCTCGTTCTCTGCCTTGAGTTCTGCTGCAATTGCCTGCTCGTTGCCTTTTCCATATTCGATAGTTTCGCCACTCTCATCAACAAGATTGAACCCTCTTTTCAGATAGTAGTCCTTCTCTGTTTCGTTGATTACATAGACTTTGTTATCTTTTTCTGCGTATATCATGACTTACCTCCTACTCTGCCTCTGCGTTGATGCAAACGCCTGTTGCCTTGTTTTTAATCAAGAATAGATCCATGTAGAATCTGCTCTGTAGCAAATATGAATCTGCTGTCTTTGCATCGTGCCCTGGCGTGAATACATTGATATAAGAATACTTATCTCTCGCAACTACGCAAGATGGGTGAACAAGTATTGCTCTAATCTGCTTTGCAGTAGGTGCGGGAACTGCCCCCTCTGTGAAGTTGTACTTTGTCTTCATGC